AGCCGGAAGGAGATCGACTCGGCCCTGGGGTGGGCCGGCACGCGCCTGGCCGAAGCACGCCGGATGAACCTCAACGAGTACTTCGGCAACACGCGAGGTGACGAGCGCGAGGGTCGTTCGCAGGTGATCTGCCGAGACACCTTCGAGCAGGTCGAGATGCTCATGCCCCCGCTCATGGAGATCTTCACGGCCGGCAGCGAGATTGGTCGATACATTCCCGAGGGCCCGGAGGATGAGGAGGCGGCGGCCCAGGCAACGGCGGTCGCGAACTACGTGCTGCGGAGTGAAGATGGGTTTATGGCCCTCTACACATTCTTCAAGGACGCACTGATCCAGAAGAACGGCATCCTGAAGGTGTTCTGGGATGAGGGAGGCGTGGCCACACGGGAGACTTACGATGGCAAGACGTTTCAAGAGCTCGACGTTCTACTCAGTAACTCGGACCTTGAACTGCTTGAGGCGACTCCTTGGGTACCCGGTGAGGGCGGGGAACAAACAGAGCTGGACCCAGCTGGAGCTGGAACTGAGTTCGACCCCACGCAGGTGTTCTATGATGTGGTCCTGCGACGCCTGCCGCAGGGTCGTATCCGGCTGGAGAACATCCCGCCCGAGGAGTTCATCATCAACCGGGACGCGCGGGGGCTTTCACACCGTACCTGTCGCTTCGTCGGACATCGGGTCCGTACAACCGTTTCGGAGCTCATCGAGATCGGAGTAGACCCCTCCACCGCACGACGACTGCCCTCCGCCAACTCCGTCTTCACTTCCGACCAGGACGCCATTATCCGAGCCAGCCAGGACGACGGCAACCCTCTACTGTTCAGTCACCGTACCGACACCGAAAAGATCGTTGTCGTAAGCGAGTGTTACATTCTCGCGGATCGTGATGGGGATGGCGTCAGCGAGTGGTGGAAGGCCCTGGTGGCTGGAGACTACGGGCAGCAGCTGCTGCACTCGGAGCCCTGCGACGGCCACCCCTTCGCGGCGGTGACCCCGATACCGATCCCGCACCGCTTCTACGGGCTGGGCCTGGCGGACATCACGGCAGACATTCAGAACATCAACACCACACTGTGGCGCCAGTTCCTGGACGCGAACTACCTCGCGGTGGACCCGTCCTACATCGTCCTGTCAGAGGGTGAGGGCGAGAACTCGACTCCGATGGTCAACCTGAACCAGTTGGTTTCGACGTCGCCCGGCTCGTACGTGGAGGAGTTCAAGCCTGGAGCGCTCCGCCCTCTGGAGCGTTCCAGCAATGCCAAGGACATCCTGCCTGCCTTCGACGTGCACAGCGCGATGAAGGAGCGCCGCACCGGGCTGAGTCCGGAGAGCATGGGCATCCAGCCGGAGGCAATCAGCAAGCACGTGTATGGTGCGATGATCCAAACATCCGCCGCCGCGCAGCGTGTCGGGCTGTACGCCCGCATCTTCGCGGACACCGGCGTGAAGGACATCTTCCGCCTCATCTACAAGACCTACCTGAAGAACCCGACCCAGAAGATGACGGTTCGACTCCGCGGCGACTGGGTGCAGGTGGACCCCTCCTCCTGGAAGGACAATTGGGACGTGCAGATCACCGTCGGGCTCGGCCACGGCTCCCGCATGGAGAAGGTGGCCAACCTTCAGGCTGTGGGGCAGATGCAGCAGGTCATCGGTGGGGCGTTCCCCGGCATGGTTGGCCCGGACCACGCATTCAACACCTTCGCGGAGACCGTCGAGGCCATGGGGTTCAAGGACGCGACCAAGTTCGTGCTCGACCCCGCAGCGACTGAACTCCCGCCTCCCCCGCCCGACCCGGCGGAGGTAGCCCTCGAGAAGCAGGTTCAGATTGAGGCCATGAAGATCGAGGTGCAGCGGCAGAAGGTGGAGGTCGACAGGTACAAGGCGCAGATCGACGCCAAGGCGAAGGAGCTCGAGCACGAGCGTGAGATGAAGAAGCTCGAGGTCGAGGGTAAGAAGATCGAGTACGACAGCAAGCAGTTCGACATCAACAAGGCCGCCAGCGGAGGGGCGCGATGAACATTCCGTGGAGACGGAAGAAGACCGCGGAGAAGGTGCTGAAGCGCGCAGACGGCGCTCGGCGCCTGCTGCAGGACGAGACCCTGGCCTCGGCCGTGGAGCTCGTCGGGGAGATGGCACTCAATTCATTCAAGGAGGCGACCTCACCAGAGGCCGCGTGGTTGGCGCATCGGGATTGGCTGGCGAAGGAAAGGTTCTCCGGCATCCTGCGCGCCTTCCTGGAGGAGGGCAAGTACGCGGAGAACGTGATGCGGCAGCGCGCCGACCTGATCTCCGCCGAACGCAGCGGATACGATGAAGCGAAGAGGTACACCCAAGAGGCTGCTGCGGCTCGTGCCAAGTGGGACGAGCAGGAGCAGGACCCTCCGGACACCAAAGGACAGTAAGACATGGCGAAGGAAGTAGACCCGGCAGGGTTCGAGCAGAGGGGACACAGCCCCGTGACGGGGTTGGATGAGCTCGCGAAGGCCCTGTACGAGAGGGGATCGATCCCGCTCGGCAGCGAAGATCAGAAGCACGTGCCGCCCGAGGCAGTGAGGGAGGCCGCGGCGGCGGAGGAAGCACCCAAGGATGAGGTCGTATCACCCGAGGATGAGGTGGTGGAGGCCGCTGGAGAGCCCGAGGGGGAGGGCAGTGAGGAGACTGAGGAGGAGGGCGCGGAGGAAACTGAGGAAGGTCCGCCGGCAGAGGTCGAGGGCGGAGAGGCCGTCGAGATGGTCGACATGGGCGACGGCACTCAGGTCCCACTGGAGGAGCTCGTAAAGGGCAGCCTCCGGCAGGCGGACTACACGCGGAAGACGCAGGAGCTCGCGGAGCAGAGGAAGGCACTCGAGCAGGAGAAGCAGGCACTGATGGCGCAGCACGCCCAGGCCGGCGCACAACTGCACGAGCTCACTGAGCAACTGCAGCGGGAGCTCAAGGCCGCGGAGGAGAGCATCGACCTGGACAAGCTGCGGGCGGAGGACCCGGCGGAGTACAGCGCGAAGTTGCTCGACCTCCAGCGGAAGAAGGAATTGGAGAACGCGGCGCGGGCACAGCAGGAGGCCCTGTATCAGCAGCAGCGTTACGAGATCGTGATGCGGGAGAGGGCGGCCCTCGAGTCGTCCAACGAAGCATTCAAAGAGAATTTCGACGACACCTACTCGGAGCTTACCAAGTGGGTGACTTCTCCAGAGGGGGGTGGTCTCCCTCCGGAGATGTGGGATCAGGTCTACGACCATCGCGCTGTTCTGCTCGCCCACAAGGCGATGCAGCACGACAACGCGACCAGGAAGGTAGCACCGAAGGTCGCACGCAAACTGGCCAAGACGCCCAAGGTCGTACGTCCGGGACAACACGTCGACGCCCGACAAACGAGGACCGAGGAATACGAGAAGGCCATGACGGCGGCTCGAAAGAGCGGCACGCTTGATGATCTCGCTAAGGCGTTTCAAGAGCGTGAACGACTGAGAAGGGGCCGCTAGGAACTGGTAAAATGGCACAGCCGACAGACCTGTACGACGGGTACGCCGCTGAGGGGATCAAGTACGACATCTCCGACCTCATTCACAACATCTCGCCGACGGAAACTCCGTTCGTGAGCATGGTGGGGTCCGCGGATGCTACGCAGCGTTTCCATCAGTGGCAGACGGACGTCCTCGCGGCGCCCGACGGAACGAATGCCGCGATCGAAGGGAACGAGGCAGTCCTCGAAGCCCAGACGGCGACTACCCTCGTCGGCAACTACACCCAGATCTCGACGAAGATCTTCGGGGTCTCGGGTACGCTGGAGGTGACCGAGAAGTACGGTCGCGACAGCTCGCTCGCGTACGCAGCGGCGAAGGCCGCGCGCGAGCTCAAGACGGACGTGGACGCAGCGTGCACGGGCGTCAACGTGGCTTCGCTTGCGGGTACATCTACCCTCGCGCGGAAGTCTGGATCCTTGGAGACGTGGCTCACGAGCAACGTCGACGAGGCGACGGACTCCAGCGGTGGTGGCTTCTCCTCGGGCGTGACTACGGTCCGCGTGGATGGCACAGAGCGTGCCTTCGCGCAGACGTCCCTGGACGGCGTCATTCAGTCCGCCTGGGGCAACGGCGCCAAGCCCTCTGTGATCCTCCTCGGAGGATATCAGAAGGCCAACCTGTCGTCCTTCGACGGGGTGGGCGCACGGCGCACCGACGCGAGCGGTCGCACGATCATCGCGACGGCGGACCTGTACGTGTCCAACTTCGGTGAGCTCAGGGTCGTGCCTTCGCGGCACATCCGCGAGTCCACCGTCAGTGCTGTGGACATGAACGTGTTCGTGATCGATCCGGAGTACGCGAAGATCGCGTACCTGCGGCCCTGGCAGCAGTATGACCTCGCGAAGACGGGTGACTCGATTCGCAGGCAGATGCTGGTCGAGTGGACCCTGGAGGTCTGCAACGAGGCTGCACACGGGATCATCGCCGATCTCAACAACAGCTGATGAGTTGGGGAGGGGCCTCGGAGGGCCTCTCCCCCGTTCATCTCGCAAAGGATTCTCATGCCCATAAAATCACGTCACAACACCCGTTCGGTAAGTGAAGCAAGTATCACTACCGGGAATAACTCTCCTTCTTTCAGCGCAGCAGAAGCCGACGCCCTCGTGGCGTACATCGCCGCCGACGCTGCGGCAACAGTGAAACTACAAAGTTCGCCAGACGGAGGCAGCACGTGGTTCGACTACCAGACTCTTACAGTCACCGGGGCTGGTAACTGGGCGTACCGCATCACAGCGCCGGTGCCCGCTCTGTGCCGGTTTGCTGTCAGTGGCACCGGGCCTGTATCCAGCATCAAGGTTAGTCTATGGAGGAGCATCTGATGCCGTTCAAGAAGAGACACGGCAACGTACGAACACTGGGGGCTGTGTCCACAGGAAATGATACAGCTGTACTACAGGCTCACGAGTACGACGGGTACACGGCCTACTTCGAGGTGCCCGGAGTTACTGTTGTGGACGTCTACGGGTCATACGACGGAGCAACCTGGTTCAAGGTGTATGGGTTGCAGTACATATACACGGGCGCTGGGAATTCGGCAGAAAAACTAGGAGGACCACTGCCGCTGTACATCAAGTTCAGCCCGTCGAGCGGCAGCCTGACGAGCTCGTTCGCAGAGCTGTGGAGGTCCATCTGATGGGTGTGTCCAAGTGGGAGGACTTCACGTTCCCGGGTTCGCCGATCAAGCGGCAGATCGGCCTCGACATGACTGAGCACAAGATCGTCACCCGATCCTGGCAGCCTAACATCAACGAGTGCCTGGAACAGAACGAGAAGGAGTACAACGCGACCGTCGACGGGCCCTTCAACCGGAACGGACCGGACGGGTGGACGAAGGTGGCGAGCATCCCACTGTGGCTCCTCGAGCAGTGGCGCCTGGAGGAGGGCATCGACTTCTACCGGTTCAACGAGGAAGACAAGGCGAAGCTGATGAAGAAGTTGAACGACAGGGACTACCTGAAGCTACGCACCGCCAAGGGAAACCTGTAGTGTGCCGGTCGGAGGGCGCCCCGGCCACCCGCCGTTTGTAATAGGAGAGCACACTGTGCCGATCACGAGTTACTCTGAACTGAAGACCGCCATCGAGGAGTGGCTGGCGCAGGACGACGTCAGTGCGCGCACGGATGACCTCATCGGCCTGGCGGAGGCGACCTTCAACCGTCGCCTGTCCCTGCGGCAGATGCAGAATGTGATGACTGGGACGCTGACTACCAACACCATCACCATACCGAATGACTGGCTGGAGATGATCCGGTTCACGATGGACAGCGGCGTGCCTGTGCAGGAGATGACCTACCAGGACCCGAGCTCCTTCTTCGGGGCGGCGCACCAGACCGTGTCGGGGTTTCCGAGGTACTACACCATCGTGGGTAGCACTATCTACGTGGGTCCGACACCCGACAGCGGCACCGGGTACACGTACACAATCCAGTACCTGGAGAGGCTCGAAGTGCTGTCGGACAGCAACACCAGCAACTTCCTGCTGGAGATCGCACCCGACCTGTACCTGTTCGGGGCGCTGCTCCAGGCGGAGTCGTACCTGCACAATGATGAGCGCATCCCACTGTGGCAGACGATGGTGAACAACGCCATCCACGAGCTCCAGGGCCAAGACATGCGCTCCAGGTACCGGCCCGGTGCCAGGCAGTTGCCCGGCGGATCCGGCGCCATCGAGTCTAACTTCCGGAGGTTCTAATGCTCATCACCTTTGGAGAGTTCGCCCCCGACGCTCCTGCGGTGAGTGGACCCAACCTCTACAACCTCCTCAACCTTGTACCGAGGAAGGGCGGATTCGACACCATCCGCGGGTCCATCAATACGGACTACGATCAGCCCACCGGCGTAACTCGCGGGGCGTTAACGGGTCAGCTGCAGGACGGCACGAAGTTTCTGATCCGTGGGACCACCGATGCTCTCTACGTCGCTACTGGAACATCGTGGTCAGACATATCCAGGGCGTCCCCGTCGTACACCTTCGATGCGGACAACGACCGGTGGGAGTTCGCGCAGTACGAGGACAAGGTCTACGCCGCGAACCACAGCGACCACGTGCAGGTGTGGGACTCTACTACGTGCGCTGACCTGAGTGCAGACTGCTCGGACGCCCGGGTGATGGCGGTCGCGGAGAACTTCCTCATCCTCGGGGACATAGTCGGGAGGGGCAACAACGCCGCGATCGGGACCCTCACGGGTGGTCTCCACTGGTCGGCTCTGGGGGACCCCAGCGACTGGCCCACCGTAGCGACCGCCGAGGCCGCCGAGAAGCAGAGCGACTACCAGGAGCTCGAGGGGGACGGTGGGGCCGTCACCAACATCGTACCCACCGCAGACAGCATCATCGTCCTGCGCGAGCGTCAGGTGTGGCGCATGGACTACGTGGGGGCGCCGAACATCTTTACCTTCCGCCTGCTCGATCCTCTTCGGGGCAGCCACATCGTGGGCAGTGCGATCTCTGTCGGAAACAAGGTGTACTTCCCCAGCCGCCAGGGGTGGATGATGTGCGACGGGTTCAATGTGGTGCCCATCGGGTACGAGAAGATCGACGAGTGGTGGGACGGCAAGATCGACCTGAACCTGCGACACCTCATGTCCCGGGCACACGCCCCCAGGTGGAAGTCTATCCTGTGGGCTACACCGACCACTGTCAGTTACCCAAGTCTTCTGCTCGGGTACAACTACGAGCTTAACCAGTGGTGGACCCTGCAGGAGAACGTCGACTGGCTCGTTCGCCTGTCCCCGTACGGGCTGAGTCTTGACGACGCCCCGTATGCCACATACGACATGGACGTGGACCTGGCGTCAACGAACCTGGACACCTTGACGGCGTCGGACGAGGAGGTCATCTCCTTTTTCAGGCACGCCGACCGGCGCATTAGGACCTGGGAGGATCCGGACAATAGCAACAGGAAGATCGGACTGATCTACACCCACGACCTGGTTGGGCCTTCCCCCTCCAGGCGGTACTTCGTCCGGTATGGGCGACCGCACTTCAATGAGACGGACGACGTCGAGGG